CCAATAGCACCTAAAATATGTGGGTACCAATATGCTTCGGCTGCGCCACGTTCTTCTTGTGGTAGCATTCCTAGAGCTTGATCTGCAAGATTTGCGATCTCATCCATGATGTATTCAAATTCTTGTGCGTCAAATTCAACTGCTTCAGTAACAGTTTCTTCTGCTACTGGTTCAGCAACTTTGTTAAAATTCTGTAGGATGGTGTAAATTTCGTTCATTAGATACGCTCCCGTCCTAAGTTAGATAATTCGTCGCCGGGCTCTTCTTCTGGCATTTCTGGTTCCATTTCTGGAGCAGGTTCTGCTGGTAATTCAGCATCCATATCTATTTCTGGTTCCATGCCCATGTCATCTGCGCCTGGCACAGTCATTTCTTCACCAGTGATAACACCCACTGCTGATTCTAGTTCAGCTTTGGTACCACCTAGTGCATCAATCAATCCTTGTAGTGCTGAATCAACTGCGCTTTGGAACTGGCCAGCGGCGTCTACGCCTTGCTCGCCCTTAATACCATCAACTAGTGCTGGCAATTCTTTAACTTTTAGGTCAGTCATGTTTTCAATCATCTTTTGAACTTGATCAACCATGTCTTGTGCTGCTAGTACAACTTGGGCAGCATCAACTTCGGTGCCTTCCATCATTTTCTTGCCCTTGCTCTTGCACTTACGAGCTTCTACCATCTTGCTCATAAACTCGATAGCACTTGCACGGCTTTCTAGAACGCTTAATAGGTTCTTGCTAACACCTAGAGATTGTAATTCGCTTTCTGTTAACTTACCGCCAACTGCTACAGTTTTAACGGCATTCATATATTTGGCTTTTGAATTCATAACTTTGACCTTTGATTCTGGTTGGGATTCTTGTACTCTAGCACTTAGAGCTTGTTCCATGAACATTAACTTTAGATAAGTTGGATTGGTTTCTCTGTAATGTCCGCTACGGCTGCTCTTAATTTCAGCAATACGTTCACGTGTTTCACGTAGCATGCGGATGGCTGCTTCACGACTTACAGAGGAAGCATTGACTTTCTTACCAAACTGCGAGTTATAGGCTTCAGAAAGTTTCTTAGAATCAAGTTTTGGTGCTAGATCATTTAGATTCATCGTTAAATCCCTTAATTTTAATATATTTAGTCAATTTAACACATTTGTCAAGATTGCGTTTTGCTTCACGTAACCTCTGAGCATCTTCGTTGATTCTAATTAGTAACCATTCGCGTGTGTCTGCGTCTTTAGTATCCTTAAGTATACGTTTTCTATTTTCAATTTCAAAACGATACTGTTGAATTTTTCTATCATTTGTTAGAATAGTATGGGTTTGCTGCCATTGATTCTTACTATCATATATACACCAGCTTAATGCCGCAGCACTAGAACTTAGTGCATCCACATAGTGTTCGTGTTTATAGAGATCATACACACCATCTTTAACAACAATGCGATACTTTCCTAGTACATGATATGTATCATCTGCTTGTACAATAGGCGGAACACCTTCGCGATCAAAAAAACGTTTGACCTTTTCGGTTACTTTGTTAACGTCAATCATATTTCTTCTATCCAGATATTTTGATTTTTGCCCGAGGTATGAATATACGGTAATACTTCTACTGTTTCTGTTAATCCTGCAATAATAGGTGTTCCTTCAAAGTCTTGTTTTAGTGCACCAACTGGGTCACCATCTGCCAAAAACACGTCAATGGTTTCGTTAACAAATGTAAAACACCAACGATTGTTTTCTTTAACAACATCTGACAATTGCATGGGTTGTGTTCTAAACAGTAATATTTGAAGTACGGTTTCCCAATTGCTCTGCTGGCGTCTTAGACTATTCCATTCTTCTACAGTATTAATCACTGTGCTGCCAACTTTAGTAGGTAGCTGTTGACCTTTGTAAATTCTATTAACACCGGTTTGAGTTATGTCAAATGCAGTGCATATTTTTATTTGTTGCATAACTCCGCCAATACTTGTAATCGTTCTAATTGTTCCAGTATTGCAGGATGACGTTCTGCTAACCCATCCCAATCATAGCGTAGAGCAAATCCGTTCCACTTATCGTAATTACCGGCTTTTACTAGTCTGCGTTCTGTTGAACCAACTTTTCGTTTATAAACAGTTTTACCGCCGTCTGGAGATTCATAGATAGTAAATGGATCGTTATGCATACCGTATTTAATGCCAATAAAAAAGCCCAGTATAAAACTGGGCTTTTTTTGTTTTGTTAGTAATTAAATTACTGAACGAAACCAGTTACGTCAGCGATAGTGAATGTAGCGCCACCAGCTGAAATTGTAGCTGCTGCTGCGAAATCACTTGATTCTGCACCGCTTAGGATCATATACATAGTTTGAGTCGAAGCAGCAGTGAAAGTACCGATAACTTCGATAGTTGCTGTCTGCTGAATGTTCTGAACTAGTGCATCTGCTTCAGCCTGGCTGATTGCAGAACCCTTAGCGAAGCTCTTTACTAATAGGTTACGACCTACAAATTCACCTGCTGCGGTATAACCGTGTGCGCGAGTTACTCCTGGCATAATAATTCTCCTTAAATTAATTTGTTAATATTATTTATATAAAAGATAAAAAAACAAGATTTAGGAGCGTGTTTGTTGTCTCCAAGCTTCAATTTCCTCAGATCCTAATTCGGAAAATTCCATTGTTGTTGGATTCGTTAAAATAACAGCGGTTTTTCTAGCTTGCATAGGATCGTGTAATGCTAATTTTTGCATAGACATAATATCTAAATTACCGTGTTGTTGATTTTTTAACCGTGTTTTATTATTTAAAATAAATGTTCTATCATCAATGAAATCTTGTTCGCCAGCCGATCGGTTTTTTAATACTCCCATACCATGCCATTGATTATTTGCTTTAATTAAACGCTGCCCTTTTGTACCGCCTTTCTCATACTGATAAGCCATAACAATTACTGGAAGAATTAATCCTTCGATCTTAGAAACGCCGTTTGGTATTCCTCCTCCATAACCAACTTTGGAAAGTTTTCTGTTTAGCACATCGACTTTTACACCTAACGACGGACTAATATTAGATGCTATACCACTGGTAATAATAGTATATGCTGCATCTTGAGAAACTTTATTATCTAAATTATCGCCATTTCTTAACAGTGTTTGTATTGCAGAAACTACTTTGGTAGAAGTAACGCTGGCTCCGATTTGATTGTATGCTAATTTTTCTAAAATTTCTTCGTACATCGACGGTGTTACTTTTTCTTTTCCATATGCCTGTTGCAAACTATATCTCATATTATCCCATTGTGTTAGGAAAGCATTTACTAGTAATTTAACATTACGATCCTGCTCGGCGCGACGTTCGATTTGATCGATAGTCATTCCCGAATCAATTTGCTGACCAAAAGATTTTGTGTAGCTTTTAAGTTTATCCCAAAAACTTTCTTTTAATTCTTGTTCTAGTATTATATCATTAATCTTCATCGGTACGTTTCAGGCTCCGTTCAAATTTTCTTGGATCCCGCGACCGAATAGCATTTAGAAGTTTACGGTTAAGCGTTTCTGCATCCTCTTCAGAATAGTTAGAATCAATAAATTCCATTAGTCTAATAGCACTAGAAATAACATTGTTAGCACGGCTTTCAACTAAATGCGAACGATCACGTTCAACATACATGCTTTCTAATTCTTCAAGAATGCTTCGTGTGCGTTTTTGCATCGCGGTTCTCTTATAATGTTGTATTTATGTTAAGATCCGCTCTTGATAGAGTTCAACAAACTGTTAAGTTTGTTGCTATCAACGGTTCCTTGCACTTTGGGAGCGTTTTCTGTGTTACTCATTTTACTAACAGGTTTAATGTTGTTCATACTGAATCCACCTGTGCCAGGAATAGCCGAATCTTCGCTCTGTTCACAATCTGAAATACGCAGTGTATTAACGTCAAATTCTAAATCTACTTTACTGCCTACACCAGAACTCGAACGTGTTTTCATTAACTGAATCTGGTAGCGACCACGTTCACGCATTGCACGACTAGTAAAGATGCCAAACACATTGTCTGCTGTGTTAATTTTACTAATGCCTCCCGAGATATGCGAATGATCAAATTCAATTTCTTCTACCGCTGATCTATTTAACTGTGATGCTGTTACTAGCACAACATTTAATTCTTTGGCCAAATTACGAATTTCTTCCGATACATATTTGTCCTTAACAAACAAATCGCTTGGACTAACTTTAGCACTCACAGGCATTAACAAGTCCAAATAGTCAATACATAAAAAGTCTACAGTAACGCCAGTTTGAATTTGTAGTTCTTTGATATAACTACGAATATCATTCACTGTACTTTGTGCTGGCATGTACTTAATACGGAACTTGCCGGACTTTTTCTGCATCATCTTAACTTTCATTTCAACATTGTCGATATCTTTGAACACTTCTTTGCTCGACGTGTTTGTCATCATTGAATCAATACGCATCGAACACAAGTCTTCTGAAAGTTCTAGCGAAATATATACACCATTAAGACCAGCAGTTACCCAGTTTACACTTAGATTCTGCATGAACAGACTTTTACCAGAACCTGAACCACCAGCAAAAATCTGTAGTTCACCTCTGTTAAATCCGCCATACAATGCACGATCCAAATTAAGCCAGCCTGTGCTTACTTGCCCGTTGTTGGATTTAATATTCATTAATCGTGTGCGTGGATCATCAAAATAATCTGTGCCCATGTCTTTGTGCAGGCTAATCTGTACAGCATCTTTGATTAGTTTTTCTACAGGATCGAAGTCACCCTTTTCAAGCATGTCTGCACTTTTGAGAATTGCACGTTCAAGTTCTTGACGTTTGGTAAACTTTTCAAATTCTGACATAAACCAGTCATAATGACCATCGCGCATTTCTGGCGGAATTGGTTTTAGTTTTGCACCAGTAACAGCATTGAGCTGCTCTAGTTCAGGCATAGTCTTGTACTTGTCGCTATGCTCTTTGATAAAGGTTGCTGCTTCACGCAAACTTGCATCAAAATTGTCTACATTATAAATGTTCTGCACACGCACATAACTCTGTGCATCTGCAAGCATCATTTCTAAAAATAATCGTTGTACGTCTAAGGTATATTCTTTCATACTCGTCTTTCTAGTGCCTTCTTAGCCAATTCAATTTTAATCTTACTTGAATTTTTATTTTTAATAATACTTATAAGTGTTGCTAGTTTACCATAACGTTGCACAGCATCATTAACATCTTTAACGTCAGTATCCCAATCCGGAATGCTCACTGAGAATCCATATTTAACAGCATCAGCAACAAGTTCTACACCTGCACGATCCTGATCCGGCACAACTACAATCTCTCTGTTAAGTCTTCTTAACACTGCTGCTTGCGTGTCGCTGATTCTATTTGTTGTAATGGCAACACCATCTATACTTAGTGCATCAAACTGTCCTTCGACAGCAACGGCAATTTGCCAATCGTCGTGCTGCAAGTCTACACCAAATACATACCCAGAGGCAGAACAGTTGTTTAGATATTTTGGTTTGCGATCATCTAAAAATCTCGTAGTCCAGCCAACGACTTTATTATCGTATGTATACGGTATAAGAATACCCTGTCGTGTTTGCGCAGTGTCAATCATGTATGGATATGACCAAGGATCAACACCTCTGCTGCGCAAATATGCAAACTCTAGGGTGTCTGTTTCTTCAATTAATCGAGCTGTTTCTGGTAATCGAACCGTTGGAAAATTAATACGTATTTCTTCGTCGCGGCGTTCGCGTAATAACTGGTTAACATCTTTGTGCTTAAGACTTTCTAATGTTAGTCTCTGTACTTCGATTTCCGGAACACCCATCCATTTTAATAGGCGTTGTGCTTTATAACTCACTGGATAGCCAAGTGTAAAACTAGCAGTATACCCACAATTAAAGCAATGATAAGACCAGTCTGTGTCTGACGAAAACTTAAACCCGCCTCGTTGTTTACGATCCTGTGTTTCACCATTGTGTACACAGCACGGGGCATCAAAACTCGTCCAGCCAGAGCTGTTGGTTTTTCGCTTTCCGTTTATGTAAGATAGTACATTTAACACTCTAGTATTTTAACAGAATCCATGTAATTAATCAAGTGTTCAGCAAACAATTGATGACCTTTTTCGTTTGGATGACCATTTTTTGCTAGATTATCTCCGGCGATTTGTTGAAATGTAAATTCTGGCAAATCGACTGCTGGCTCATCGTCAAATACTTTGAATTGTATTACCGGAATATTATATTTTAATTTTATACCTTCGAAAAGTTGAACTGTTTGACGAAGATTATATTCTTCCCACCGAGGATCTAACGACTTTTTAACCCACAATCTTTGTAGATTATACCAATCCAAATCATCGCCCGGTTCTTTTAGCCAAGATCCGTGTTTGTGTTGATTCCAGGGATACAACCATCCATCAGCGTTTATGTTGAGTTCTGGGTCGAACCAACTATGCCTGTGCGCCTGTGTATGCCCAACAATTAACATACAATCGTTAATATTATATTCTGACTTATTTAATAACCAATCTAATGTCCAGCGCATGCTTTCTAAACTTGCTCCCGGGAATGCTGTATTAAGTAACTGTAAATTGTAATGCTTGGCGATTAGCCCAGGGTATGAATTAGTAAGACGATATTGTTCATTATGAAAATAAGCATTATCTGATTTTAACGTTGGGTCTGTTAACTCATCACCATATGTAAAACTACACCCAAATGCTACCAGAATTTTCATACTAACCCTTTTGCGTATATGTGTAAATGTTTGGCTAGGTGTATCGAGCCTTTTTTGTTAGGATGTTTTCCTTTTGCTAATTGATCTCCGGACACCGATCCACGCATATTCCAACTTGGATTTGTAACTAAGTTTGATAGATACGGTGGCGGAAATACATTAAACATCAATAACTTAACTGAGTTAGTATTGCACCAGTTGTAAAAGAATTCCGTGGTTTCCCAATAACGCATCTGCTCTATGTGCGCATCTTCGTTGTAGGTGTAATGATGTTTGACAAATGTGTTCCAGGGATGTCGATCATGCATTATGTGATTGTGTATATAGTTGTTGTTGTTCCACCAACTGTTGCGGCTCGATTCGGTTAATCCAACCACAACCAGTGTTTCTTGTGGCGTAGCGTCAGTATGTCTGTGTTCATCATTAAGCCAGTGATAGAATTCCCAAATTGTGCCTTGTAAACTATTGCCACTTACACCATAGTTTTCGACAGTTACACCAAGCAGTTTACCTAACTGTCCAACTGTGCAGTTATCTTCTCGATATAATCTTTTTTGTTTATCTGTGGCGTTGGGATCTGGATGCTCAATTTCATCTCCATGGATCCAACTATCGCCAAAAGCAGCAATGTTGCGAATCATATGTGTAATTATACTAGATTACAAACCGTATTTGGCTTTTGAGCCATTGTAGTTGGCTAATACTTCCGCACTGCTTAACGCACGGTCATACACACGCATTATGCCTACTCTACCATTTAACCAACCTGCTGTTGTGCCTGTATAAGCGGTTGTGTCATTGGCACCGGCGGCTATATACCAGTGACCAATTCCGTCGTCTACTGGACTGTCAAATGTCATTGTTGTGTTGCCCGCACTAGTACCATTAACATAGCCTGTAAGTGTAGTGCCGTTGTATGTTCTAACCACATGTTTCCACGCACCTGTTAATGAACCCGAACCCGCTACAGCACGAGTGATAGCAGAGCCGTTCCATAATCCTGTGATGATCTGCTGGAATGGTCCCACCTGTATTATCTGTGAGCCCGCAAAGTGATAAGTTGCTGTAGCTGGGTTGTTAGATGTGCCTAGGTCACTCCATAAGCAATCACTTGTGGCATTAGCATACACCCACATTTCTACAGTGTGTGAGTCACCGCCCGAGATTGCACTGTAAACATCACCAGTTACAATGTAATCGTTCACGCCATCTAGTGTGAAGTAGGTATTGTCTGT